ATAAGTGCTTTTTTCATACCACTTAAGCCTGCATTAAATAACTTTATTCCTTTTACACTTTCAATAAACCCATTGTAGACAGATTTTAACTTAGTGGCATAACCTCCTGTAAATTTATCAAGTCCTTGAATTACTTTGCTAGAATTTGCTTGTGATTTAGATAAATCATTTATAACCGCAGTAGCACTTCTTTGTTCTATATTTAATTCTTTTAACCCTAATGTTTCACCTTTAATTTCATTTTTTAAAATTGTTGCCTGTTCAGCTAATTTTTTTTGAGCAGAAAGATTTGTTACGGACGTACTTCTCTGTAATTGCTCAACGGCAATTAACTCCTTTTGTAATTCTATTAATACCTTTTTCTGTATTTCAAGTTGCTCATTTAGTTCATCTAAATTCTTTTCAGCATCTTTAGCATTAACTTTTAATACAACTGTCTTTTCTAGCGCCATTTTAAATCCTGTTTAAATAATTTATAACCATTTTTAATTGATAAAGGCAGTGCATTCTTTCCTTGTGCAATTCTTATATTTTCTGTTTCTCCTTTTGCTGTTTGCAATAAGTCTATTATACTTTTTATCATTGTACTTTATTTAGTAATTCCATTTCACTTTTACCATCTTGTAAATTAGTGGTTATAGAGTTTATTAGATAACTTTGTGTGTTTATCACAAAAGTATCATTTAGTTTAAATTTATATAATATCCTTAAAGGTAAATAAGCAGTTACTTTAGTTATTCTTCTTGATTCATTAAAAACATCTACTATATATTCGCTGTGATAGTTTCCAAATAAAGTCCCTGTAAAAGCAGTACTTGACGTGTACTCGTTTATTTCTAAATTAAAATTTAGATTTTGTGTGCCTGTGGCAGGGTTTAGATAAAGGCTATTTGAAGGAATCCAATAGTCAAATTGTGGGTTGTGTGTACTTGAATCTACAACGAAATTAAAAGTAGTTCCACCTACTTGTTTTATCGCATAAAAAATTAAAGGTTTACCAATATATGCCTGTTGATTTTCGTTTACAGAATAACCCCATTGAATAGTAGTTGAATCGCTATTATAAGCATCTAAAATGCGTTCATATTTAAAATGTTCAAAAGGTATTTTTACATTATAAACCTCCGTAGAGGCATTGTAGTTTATACCTCCAGTTCCATCTGTTTCTGTACCTCCTATATATTTAAGTCCACCCCAATCCAATCCAAATAATTGATTATGTTGTTTAGCTAAAAATGAACCCACACCCTCATATTGATAAAAAATTTCTTTGTACGGTAAAGCAATATCCACATCTCCTTTGCTAACATCTACATATGATGAAATATCATAACTAACAGGAGCATCTTCTCCATTTATATCTGCAGATGTATAATAACTATAATTTATCCCAGAAGATGCTTCTAATGGTCTTACAACAATAGTATTTGAATCATTCACATAAGCAACTAAATTAAACATTTTAAACAATCCGTTTAAAAATTCCATAATAGAAACATCAGGTATTTGTTCACTAACCACAAAGGTAACCACCTCAGTCAATGAAGCACTACTGACTGTAACTGTTTCATTCCAAGCCACAGTTGATGGATTTCTTATTTCTCCATCAAATTCCCAAGTAACGCTTGAAAATGTTATAGCCACAGAATGTTGAACGCTTACGGTGTAAACACCATTTGCTACTGGAATTATTGCGTCGGTAAAACTTCTAACCCCAACATCTTTTGGTGACGTGTAAATCGGAGATCCATTTAAAGAAATCACTACAACGTAAGGAATTGTTAAATCTGTTGGAGTTAGTTCTAAAACATTAAACAAAATACGATTAGGTAACGTTACTGTGCTCTGAGGAATAGTAACGGTTGAATACCCTTTAGTTATATATAAAGTTGTTCCAGTCCAATTTTCTAAAATAGACGTGTAACTAACCACCTGTGAAGATGGAGCAACTGCACCACTTTTACGATGCAACCACATATATAGATTGTAAAAAGTCGGATTAGTAGTGCTAAAGAAATCCCTTGAAAATAGAATGTCATATTTTAATTCAATTTCTAAGATAATTTCATAAAGCCTTAAAGCATATTTTAATTGATTCCAAACTACTCCTTGTTGTAAACTTGAATCGTAATAAAGGTTGTCAACTCCTGGAACATTTGAATCATAATAAAGTCTTTGTGTGTGTGTTATTAAGGGAGTTATAAGTGCATTAGCAGCACCATCTAAACCATTTCTAATAGATAACCAATCGTAATCTTTTATATAAGCAGCATCGCTAAAAGGAAGTGATCCTAATTTATCCGCTCCAATTAAGTCAGGAAGTTCAACCGTATTTCCAAAAAATGTAATTTTATAGATGTAAGGAGAGTTGTTTTTTAACCCTACTCCTTCTAATTTAATACGCCCAGACTTAAAAGGTATTTCATTTAATTCAATCGTTCCTGCCTTTTTAGTTCTTGCATCAAATCCATCTACAATATCAAAATTATAGTAGTGTTTGAATATTTTGTTGTTATTCTTAGAAGCAGGTAAGCTAAATGTCTTAGAAAAAGATGTAAATATTTTTGATACATCTTTTACATTCTGAATAGTCTGAGTTAGCGAAACAGCTTCATCTTTAAATAAATCTAATCTTTCTCCTTCAATATATAACTGTAATTTTTGCATCCTACCTTATGTTGTTTATATAGTCAAAGGCATCTTCAAATACTATTGTGTAATCAATTAACCTGTCGTTTACAGATGTCTTAATGACCATATTACTTGAATCAACAAGCACTGGTACTATTTGTGTCCCTGTTGGAGTTTCATTCTTAGGAATCTCTATCCATACATACTCACTCAACAACAACTGCTCAAAGTATTCTACCGCAAACTCAGGATAATAGCCAGAACTTAAAGAATATTTTTGTTTAGCTGAGGTATTAAATATTTTAGTTGGTGCATCAGATACACTATATTGGACAGGAGTGTTGTTTGGATAGATTAAAGTATTGGATTGATATTTTTCGTTTGATTTATTTAATGTTTTAACTTCTTTTAAAAAGAACCATAATTCTTGTTGTACTCCAAACTTATTTATAAAAATAACCTTTCGACCTTGACCATACTTCGTACAATCTACTCTATTAATTGTAATAGGTAAAGTTATAGATGCATTTACCACTTGTGTGTCTGTTCCGTTATAACTTTGAGTGAGTGTATTCCCAGATGAATCAATACCAATAACATAACCACTTTCGCCACTAGGTACATATATGTTAAAAGAATCTACATCGGATTCAGAAACATTAGCAGCAATTAACCAAGTAGGCTCGGCTCTACCAATAAAAGGTAATTCAGGGTTTGATTCATCCAAGTAAGTACCATAAGCCTCGAAGCCTTTATCTGTAAAACTAACAGCCGGTCCAGATGTTAATCCTGTTGCATTTAATCCAGCATAATTTTGTGCTTCTGTAACGATATTTATAGTATCAATTAAAAAGGTATTTGAATAGTCAACGGTTAAATAGTCCCTACAAAGTTCTGATATATCAATAGATGTAACTGTCCCTGGAGTGCCATTTTTAATAATTGTGTATCTTAAAGTACCACCAATTGTTATAGTCCATTTTGTTGATAGTGCTTCTCCATCTACTTCCCCACTTGTTGTTAGATATTGAGATTTATATTGTGGACTTCTTAATGCAATGTTTGCCATATTTTAAAAATTTAATGTAAATGTTACAATAAACAGATACAATCTTACTGTATTATAGTTAAATTCTTTATCAGACTGTATATAGTCCCACCCTAACAAAAATCTGTCGTGAGGATAATGAAAAGCCATTTCTAAATTCCACATATTTATTTCGTTCCTAAAATTATTGCGTGTTCTACATCTAAAACAAACGCATTTAATAAACTATTTTCTAATCCTTTTAATTCATTTTCAAAAGGTTTGCTAAAGAACAAGTTTGCCTTTATACCTTTATTATATATACTTCTTGCTATTAAGAAAGCCATACTGTCGTAAGACATAAATTGACCAGTCTTTGTTCTCCATTGAAATCTTTTCTTTCCCAACCAACCTTTTATACCTTTTGTTAATCCTCCTTTTATACCAGTTCCACTACCATACTGAAACTGAGATAACGCTGCTCTTGTTTCAGGATATGTAGATGTCTTTCCTTTTACACCTTTGTCCACAAACTTTCCGTAATCCTCCATAAAGAAGTTGACTAAAAAAGCACCAACCTCTGTTTCTAAACTATAATTTAAAGAGTTATATAGACTACCTAAACTTTTATGGTCATCAACTAAATTCTTTCTAGCATCTGATATAACCTTTTTAGCATAATTGTTTAGTATTACTTCTATATTTGCAAAATCCATTAGCAGATATCTATGTCGTTGTAAATTAGAACATCCATTGTCGCTGTCCAACCTGCTAATTGATTTTCAAACCTATCATAAAAAGGACTTAAGTTTGGATTGCCTTCCATTTGATACATATCTGTAAATAAGTCACCCATTCTTAATCTTTGTATAAGCCTATTCAAAACTCCTAACTGAGTGTTTAAAATATCTTGAACATTGTTATTTCCTGTAAAGACATCAATTGTTTCATCCTTTGACTGGTCTACCATATCACAAGCTAAAACACTAATATTAAATCTTAACACCTGTTCCTCTACCGAAACACTATTAATAATTATATGCCCAAGAGGAAATATATCTTGTTTATTTAGATTTACGTCTGTAATATCTCCAGTAGTTACTGTATTAACATTGCTATCATTCAGTAGTTCCGTTTTAATAGTTTCAGTTAGTTGATAAAAACCTCTGATGCCTTGGTTTGCCATTATTTAAAATTTTTTTTAATTTGTTTTGCTTCCATTTCATTTTTATCTTTCGTAAAAGTTAGCATCATAAAACATTCGTGAAACTTTAATTTAGTGATATTTTCAAATCGTGTAATATCGCCTTGAGCGAGTCCGTAAATTGATTGATACCAACCCCATTTTGTTGCGAATTGAGATAAGCTGTCAAGACCTCCCCCTCCTGATTGTCCAAAAAGTTCGTCATAGTTTTCGACAAGTCTAGTCCTAAATTCCACAAAAAAAAAATAGATGACATCACCGCATCCATTGGCATATCTAACACTCTCTCTTCAACCCCTACTTCATACTCGTGAATACTATATTTGTTTTTTAACTTGACTAAGATTGGTCTATATATAACATTCATAGCCTTTTCCATATTATCCCAATCACCAATAAATGTATCTAAATCAATATATTCACCTAAAGTCATATCATCTAACTGTGGATGAAATCCAAACTCGTTATCTTTGATTTTAAAATTTGTTACTAACTTAGGCTTTTCGTTAAAAAGCTTAGATATGGTTTCAATAATTTCATTTGAATCATTTACCTTTAACCCTAAAACTTGATCCAACTTTATGTTACAGAATATTTCAATCATTTTTGCATTTAAAAATCTGTCATCTTCTGTGTTTTCTTGTATTTTTAAGAACCTCTTATACTGCCTTAATGTAATCTCTTTTAAAGAAGTAGGAATTGTGATGTTTAGTTTCATATATATATAACGTTTTTAAAATGGTTTTTTTTATAAAGTCAACAAAAAAAACGCACCTACGAATAGATACGTTTAAAGTTAAAGTTAAAGTTTGTGGTTTATCTCATACTCGCTTCAAAGCAAAAGCCTGAGCAATATTGTTCGTTTAATGAAGTATCTTTACCACATTCTAAACATTCTTTAGATTCCTCTAAATCTACTGGGTTGTTGTTGTCATACCATTCCATCTTATTTTACTTTTATATTACCGTTGTTAAAGTGTTCGCATATAACACCTGTTGGCAATGTTACTATTTTGTTTGGTCTTAAATCCATTTCTATTAAAACCTTTTTAATAATTCTTTTTAGTTTTTTCATTTTGTTCTGTTTTAATTGTATTTTTGATTATATTCTTCCAATAAATTAGGCAGACTTTCTTTCGCAAAATCATACCCTTCGAGTAAAGATTCTGCTTGTAACTTTATTTTGTAAAGAAAGACTAATTGTTCTTGCACTTCTTTATAACGTTTCATTGATACTGTTTCCATTTTGTTTATTTTTAATTAATATTAAACAAATATAAAAAAAAAATAGTTATAAACAAAACATTTAATAACTTATTTTTAAATTATCTTTTAATGAATGGTATATCTACCAGTCTTGATAATATAGAATAAGTAGCATATCTACAACTATCAATAATATGATTATGCTTATCTTCAGGAGTATTAGTTAGTAATCCATCCTTATCTTCTTTCCATTTATAATTTCTAAATTCAGATATCGCATTTGTAGAATCAGCAAGTATATGTATCTTGTATCTCTTTAATAAATCTATTCCTGCGTTAACTGAATCTTTACCTTTTATGCTTGAAAATACATTGTGTCCCATAACTCTAAGTTCGCTTATTAATCTTGGCTCTGCTGAATCAGCATAGATAGGACTGCTTGTAAGACCTTCATTTCTTAAAAAGGTATTGATGTCCTGAGTAGTCATTTGAGTTCTATAAAGATGCTCCTGGATGTAAAGGTTATAGTCTAATGTATAAACAGAAACAAAAGTAGTCGGATCATTCGTGTAACCGAAATCCATTCCGTATGCTATTAGGTTTGCGTCTTCAGGTATCTGGCTAACCTCACTATAATTAAATATAGTACTTCTACTAGCCGAACGTTCTCCTAATCCATATATCTGCCAATACTGTTCGTCTGTATCTTTTAAACGTTCTATTTCCTTTATTATAGAATCTTCAATAAAAGGGTTATCTAAATAAGTTGTCTTAAAAAAGGAACAATCATCTCGTGGCAGTACCTTATCATAAATCCAATGGTATTCATCTGAAGGATTAAAATCTAATATAATCTTTTCCTGCGTTCTAAAAATTAACTGCTGCCAGTCTTCAAAGAATAACTCATTTCCTTCATTAATAAATAGTAAATCTCTTTTACGCCCTCTAATCTTTTGTGGTTGATCTAGAGAAATGAATTCAATAAGGTTTCCAAATAGGTAATATTCTGAATTAGACTTGTTATGGAACACTTCACTATAACAGTTATGCTCTTGTAAGATGCTCATAAAGTCCCTTAGAACAGTTGCTCGTAAACTGGGAAAAGACTTCCTGCAGATAGTAATTACCTTATCTATATTATGTGTGCAATATTCAAAGATTATCCATAAAAGTATGTTATAAGTTTTACCTGAACGAGTACCACCCTGCTCAACTACTATTTTTGAATCAGTATCTAATAAATGCTCATAAACGACATTAGTCTTTATCTTTAGTCCTACCAATTATTTCTATTTGAAAGTTAGTCGGCATTCCTTCTACACCAGTTATTTCTTGTCTTTCTACATATCCTCTATGTTTGCCTTTTCTGTTTAGATAAAATTGTATTGAATTTAATTGTATTCTTTCACTTTTACTTCTCATTAAAGAAAACAAACCTTCCTCCGCTACGTCAATATTTTGCTCTCGTACATCCATTAGTCTTTCTGAATCTTTTTCGGCTCTGTCTTTTACAGCTTGCCTGGAATATGTAATGTTAAATTGTTTTTCGATTGCTCTTGCTGTTCTTGCATACAGTCCAGCATTTTCTCTAAGTAATGCCCAAAATTCGTTATCTGATATTTTCATTTTGTAAAGTATTGACAAGTATAATTATTGTGTT